CTATCTTCAAGGCGATCACCGCCTATCTCACGAAAATGGTGTTTGCTGCAAATCTTTTTTCTGCACCTTTGCTTCAGAAATCCTCTGCCTATCGCCATCGAAATTAAAGAAAATCGCCTCATCCTCGTCTGTTTGCGGCCCATTTCGGTTGATATTGATATACGCAAGGACATTACCAGCATCTAATCCGCCATCATTCCGAATTTCTTCCGCAGTCTTAAATCTCCAATAGATGCCAGTGCTGATAGCCTTTGCGATATTATCCGAATTCGCAATCATATCGTTTCTGTTTAACTGGGCGGCGGAAAGAACAGCGAGATCAAGTTCACCGGCGATTTTATTTTTAAGGAAATCAGCCATCTGACCAAGAATAGCCGAGTTTGTGTATGCCTCAGAGTTATATGATTTCACGTAGTCATATACAAAAAATGTTAGATTCATCTTGTATTTTAAAATCTTACAGATGGAATAAATCTCATCCATATTCCCATCCGGCATATAGATATGTACAAGAGGCAGTGTCTTGATCCACGCTATACACCGATTGATCAAATCTTCTTGATCTTTATTAAATGTTTTGCTCTGGATCATCTTAAACGGAATCCCAGTGACACTGGAGACGAACCTCTTCACAAAAGTTTCTGTCGAAAGCTCAGTGTCTATGTAAAGCGTTGGCACACCAGCTTTAAGCATATTGATAGTCTCATTAAGACAAAACACAGATTTCCCAGTTTTATATCTTGCTGTCAGCAGCACGAGTTCCCCCGGCTCGTAATAGAAATATTCGTTGAACGACTTGAATTTAGATGGCAATCTTCTCGATGTGTCTTCATTCTCAATTTTATTCCAAATGTCATCTATCTGCTCACCAAGCGTTTTTATCTCCTCGCCAGTGATGTACCTCTCTGTTAGTTCTGTTAACTTCGTGTTCACGACTTGATTTAGTTTAGAAAGATTCATGTCAGAATGATAACAATCTGACTGAATTTCCCCGGCAAGCCTTGCCAACTCACGCTTGAAACTCGTCTCAACGACACTATTAACTAGGAGTTTATATTCTTCCATCGTATGTCTGGCGGCATACTGAGCCATGTTGATGAATTCCTGCATGTCGGTGAGGTTGTATTCTTCAATCTTACGTTTTACAGCTTTGTTAGAATTCAGCATATTGCTGATATTGAGTGCGTCTATCGTATCAATACCGGCTTTATACAACTCCTGAATTGCCCAGTAAATGCAACCATTTTCAACGTTGTAAAAGTATCCTGGGCGGAGATACTCGCTATGTAAAATAAATTCAGGATGATATACCAACGTTGCAATCACCGCTGCCTCTGCTTGAACGTCACTAATCGCACTATTGTCCATATCATCCCTCCATCTATCTCAAAATATCCTCAAATCCTACCGCTTTCTGCGGCTTAAAATCGAACGGCGTATCATCCATTCGGAACTCATCTGTAATTTTAGTTGCTGCTTTAGTTCCTAATTTTTTATTTTGTTTCTTGTCCCAGGCTTTATGTGCCTTGTCGTCTTTCGAAACTGCCTTTAACCCAGCCGGGTGCCGCAAATTCCAGCCATTATCGAGACAGTAATTTAATGCGAATAGCAGAAATTCAGCATTAACATTCTGTTTCAGCACCAGATCGTTTACCATTTTCCGAAGCATAGATTCTATGGGATACGCGTCTACTCTCTCATGCCATGTATCTATGATTTTCTGAATTGATTCGCGCTCGGCATAACACTCTGGGTGAAAGTACGAAAGTCCTATCTGCACCGCTTTATCCTTATCAACCTCGCCGCCGAACTTACAGTGTTTCCATCTACATTTCATCGCAAACACCTCATCTGGGGCGACCGAAGCCGCCCCTTTTTATTGATAAAAATCGATTAGTTAAACGGAAGTTCCTCGTCGATGTTGCCAGGGATATTTACATCCGGCTGCTGCTGACGTCTCGGCTGAGACTGTGTGGGCGCGGTGTTGTTACTTCCGCCAGACGCACTCTTGCTCTCACCAAACTCGATGTTTTCAATGATCACATCTGTGGTGTACACGGTCTGACCTTCCTTGTTCGTATATCTGCCAGTCTGAATACGGCCATCGATGTCAGCCTTCATGCCCTTGTGATAATAGTCGCGCACATGTTCCGCCGTACGTCCAAACGCCTGACAGCGGATGAAGTCTGCGGTGACGGCATTGGGATCATCACGCTTGACAAAACGCCTATTGACTGCAAGCGTAAATGTTGCAATGGCAGTACTATTTTCTCCGGTGATATATCTCACATCAGGATCAGCAGTAAGTCTTCCAGTTAAAATCACTTTATTCATATTATTTATCTCCTTTAATTTATATCATTATTACATGTTATTAAGCTTTTCCAACAGTTCCTTCGCTTTCGAGATGTCCCGAATTGCGTTGGGGTTACCACTAGTTACATATGTCTTGAGCAGCGCCATCATGTCGGTGTTGGCAGTACCGCCGAGAGCCTTACAACGCTCTACGATCTGAGCCTTGATAGCCTTGAGATCATCTTCCGGCGTGATCGGCTCGACATTCTTCTGGATATCAATCTTCGGTGCTGGCTGCTCACCCTTTTCGCACCACTCATAAAGTGCCTCGCCATCCTTGGCGGTAATTACAGTGTACCTAGTCTCGGGCCAAAGTCCGGTATTATCCTTGTCAGCATGAGCGAGATGCGTATCCTGCTCCACCTGAAGCGACAGCATCATCTCGTAACTAATGTCCTTGTCTGTCTGGCTCCCCATACCAACTTTCTTCGGGATGGACTTCCCATTCTTATCTTCGAGAAGCCACTCATCCTTGCCTCTCGCACAGCAGATGATATGCATCGGAGCGGCGAGGATCTTATCAATTAGCTGACGGTGCTTTGGCTTTAGTTTTCCCCAATTCGTAAACGAATTCCCGGGCATCTTATCGTGTGTATCGTTGAGCCACTTCCACTCCGCGCTCAGACCGTCGATGATACAGACTTTATACCCAGCATCAATCGCTTCATCGATAGCTGCGATGTACTTGTCTGTCGTAAACGGATCAGAAAGCTGAAGGAGGTCATACTCAAACGTATAATCACCATGCTTAGACTTCCCCTGGGCATAAAGTTTATCTCTATCACCCTCAGTTCCAATGTATGCAATTCCAGCACCACCACACTTGCGATACATACCGGTTGCAATTTCTTCTGCGCCCATGCTCTTGCCGCACCCAGAGGGTCCAGTAATCAGCACTTTGGCATATACTTTTTCTCTTACTGCTTTAACAAATGCCATAAATTAATTCCTCCTAAAAATAAATGTATTCCTCTACGCTTCTCATGTTACAACTTTTCCACTTATTTGTCAACAGTCTTATAATTACTATCATTAATAAATTTTTCGCACCCTTTTACCCTGGGGGGAGCGATTCTCCACGAATCTTTCAGCCAATCCAGATAACTCTCGCAACTCATCCGGACGGCACAATAAGTACACAGTTCTTCCTTCATTGATTTATGTAGCGGCGAAACCGGATGTTCTTCTTTCCACGCTTCCTTCTCAAGTGCATTGATTGCAATGTTAAGTGCTTCTACGCAAGGCTTATATTCTTTCCTCATACCAGCGTATACATTTTTTATAACTTTTAATTCGCTCAACGCTTCTCTTGCCGTCATAATGGTTCACCCTCTCCTAAATTCGTCAACCCAGTGGCAAGCATCTACTATTCTTTGAGCAGCGTTGACAAGTCTTGGGATGTCGGAAAATGCTATATCAACCGACTTATAACGATTAAATAACCCATGCATGTCTATGCTGTCACCTACACTGAATTTCTTCTCATGATCATATAATCCCTCAATTGCAGACACATCTGATTTTGATGCTTCGAGTATAAAACCATCATCTGTCTTACCAATTATCCTCATCATTCCACCTCCACGTCCAACGGAACACCGCGTCGCCTACTTAAATGTATCTTACCGCTCTGAAGTTCTCGTAGCCGATCCAAACACTGTTCAGCAGTTTCATATCCAAAACAGAATACCATATCATCCGGCGCTCTCCATCCGTCTACCAAATCGATGATAAAATACATCACAGTATGTCGCAGATTAAACGGCTTTGTGCAGATGATATACCGATCATCCCGGCATTGTACCGTGTACGGGCGTTTCTCGCCTGGAATATAAATTTTATCACCAACATCAACTCTCATACGTACCTCAGATCCAGTTCATCATTTTCAACACGCTGTAATACACTCCGCTTTGTTTCAAGTTCACTTTCCAACGATGCAATATCATACTTCAGCCGTTCTACCACCGCACCTTTAATCGGTAACGCACCTTTTCGAATAAAATACTTTGGATAACTCGTCCCACCAGAATCCATCGCAACGCAAAACCTATCCTTTTCCGGATAGTTAATCCATTTTCTGTATTGATCGGTGTATTTTTCAACATCGTTAAAATCAAAAACCAACTCAAACTTATCAAAGTTTTTGTCTGTCAACTTCACTGGATACTCGTCACCAGTCGCCCAGTATGTGTCATACATGTAGTAGCTATCCTTGTTATTGCGCACCCGGAATGTCCAGTTCTTGCACCAATATGGGTTATCTCTTTTATACACTGGTAGCCATTCTAGCACCGGATCACACCGATAAAGCCCAGTCATACAAAGTTTATCAATATTAGTCTGCGATAGCATCGTCTCTCCTCCTGACATACAATTCAATCATGTCCATTATAAGGTGGTAAGCAATTTCTTGATTCGATTCTTTTGCCTCTGAAAAATTCGACTCTATGATTGACCGGATACTATTTTCTAATGCTGCTTTGACACTACTTTTAATCTTCGGCATCGGCGGAATTGACGTCGGTTTTGGTAATGATCCAATCATGTCAAATACCTCCCGCTTTCCGCCACACTCGCCATCTGGCAATTTTTCACATCTTCCCAGAATCGATCATTTAATTTTGATCCATATTTTGTCGCATATGCAAAAGTCCCGCCGAAGAACACGTACGCCTGTTCTATATTCCTCGGTATAAACACATACGTCCTCGCCAAGGTCATCGCACTTCCGCCGACACCACCAAACCCAAGCGCAGTGCTTGCCCACATTTGGTCAAAATCATACAACTTGCCGTCAGTCGGCACACCTTTGCTCTGAAGATACTCCGCTATCTCAATCAATTCTTTTGATATTTTTAGGATTCGCATAACTTGCCCTCCAACCAACTTTTCCAGTCATCCATCACACATCTCGCCACCCAGCCTATCTCGTGCATCGATGCCTCCGGGCGACCGCAAGTTGTAGATGCTAAAAACACCTTATCAAGACAATAATCACCAATATCAATAACCGTTTTCAAATTTTCCATTACTACATGATCTGCGTTAGTCTCGCCGGTAGCCTCGGTCGAACCGATCATTGCTTCTAACACTCTGATAATCTCATCACTACTCAGTTTCATCATCTTCATCCTCCGCCAGTAAACGAGCCATCGTGTCTTCCAATACTTCATCATAGCTCTGCCAATAGTCATACTCGCAAAACGGCGTTACATAACATGAGTATGTTGTTCCATATGCATTCTCTTCGTAGTCATAGTCAACTTCTTCAGATAATGACTCGCAAATCAGAAATCTCGCCAATTCTTCTACTGGCATACTCTTAATTTCATCAATCTTCCTCATCAATTACCTCATACCAAGCACCAACGTTATCCGCCACCCATTCATTGGCAGCATCAAATAGCTCAAGTTCTGTCGCATCATCTGGAAACTCGTACACATCACTGTTATTAGCACTACAATAAAAAATCACTTTCATTAACAAGTCACCTTCATTCCTAACGTACAATCGCAAACTCCAGTTCCACCATTCATCGGATTATTAGAACAGTCATCACATGCATCATTTGTCCCCAACCATGAATTTACCACATCTGGGAAAGGTATCTTCACGACGTCATCTCTTGGTTCCGTATAACTCCAGCCACACAAACACTCATATCTTATCTGCGGCGGATTTGACGTGAGAGCCACACATCGAAGATCTCCGCCGCATATCGGACAGGTATAAACTATCTGCATCTCACCACGGCCTTTCATTATAGTAACTATCCCATGCCTTACCAGTTTCTGCATCTGCAAGTTTCATCCAAGGGCAATATGGAATTTTGTATTTTATCCCACTATCAGTTTTAATTAATATCATCTGTTTATCAAACCATCTTGTGCCATCCGGCGCGAATGCAGATCCGCAATACTCTTTACACTTCCACGCTTTCAACACTGTAAAAAATCCCAGCCCAAATTCCCCGGCATCAAAAAATCGCTTTCCGATTATATTCGGATGCGCCCTTTTCCAACGAGTTCTCTTCTTCATGTTATTACCTTACCCTTCCTCAATGTAATACCTAAGATTCTCAACTTCCAACTGCAGCCTACTGATATCTTCGGCGATTTCTTTTAATCTATCCAGTATATACTCTTGCTCTTGCTGTGTTATCATAACTCACTCCCATAAACCAAATTCTTCAATATGATACTCAACCCACGGCTTTCTTTCTTTTAGCAGCATGAGTTCATCTTCCGCAGATGACTCTGACTTAAACACACCGTAGATATTATATCCATCCGCCCTCGGCTCGTCTCCAAAAATAATATACACATCACCCAACGCCCAATTCATATTTTTCCCACTTCGCATTTCCAAGTTCATCTTCATGTCGTATCCAAATTCCAGGTTCCGTTATATCTTCCCACTCACACCATCCGGTTTCTTCGGTAAGCCATGCAAAATCGTCATATGCTTTACCGCGTGGGATTGTTATTTTTTCTGATTTCCAGTATACAGTTTCGTCAAATATATTATTTGGATCAATATGATATGTTTTCCCATCACCATCATAAAAATCAATATAAATTAGACTATCGTGTAAAGCACTCGCTTCATACACTTCGCAGTCAAATTGATCATCAAACTCTGTACCATCATTAGCGATATAAATAACTTTCATGTATTATTACCTCACAAAAAGCAGCGTCCGCTCGTAACATCTCGTGCCATATTCACTACGGAGATAATCGGCGAAATCCTCCTGGCTACAATCCTCAAACATCCAGCCATCATATCTAGATGAGTAGTCATCTCCATAAATTGCCTCAATCTCATCCATGATATCCTCAACGGATCTGTCGTGATCAAGCAACTCTTCAATGTCAATCCTGTTTAAATAGTTTCTCAGTTCATCATTCATTTTAATTTACCTCATTATAATTGTCAATAGTATTTAAAATTACATTTCCATTTTCATCTTCGATTCGCAGATAGTACTCGCTCTGCGGAAATCTGCGGAATACATCGTCGAGCGAACCAGGGATATCTGCCTCGTAACCATGATGCTCGTATACTGCAAATCTCTTGGAAAGGTACTCAACATGATATCCCGGCACATCATCATATTCTGCAAGCTCAGTGTAGTCGTCATCTGGCGACGTTATAAATCCACGGCGAAGATATTCCAGACCGCCATCGACGAAGCAAAATCCGCAGGAGCATTGCTCGAAATCATGCACCGATTTGCTAATCACTACGTCGCCGCAATGCTTACACCTAATTGCGTTTTTGATTAATCTTTTCATTTTTCAGCTCCCTCTGTTTATCTATCGCTATTCGGTGAATGCTCGGAATTCCTTTTAGAAATCCAAGTTTAATAATACTGCTCAAACTCACTGGGATATATCCTGCCGTGTTGGCAGCGAGGTTTATGTGATTACCGTTTTGCCCCACGAGCCATCCAGAGTGGTCATGACCATGGATATTTAGCCAGCACTCTCCCAACAATGGCTCATGTGAAAGAAGTATCTTATCAGATATAAACAATGGCCCATCATATATCTCATCAAAACAATCTGTGTAATATCCTGAGTTGTGATCATGGTTGCCAAGAATGAGAACCTTGTGTGATTTAATTTGCTTAAAATACTCCTTATTCCCTACGTCGCCCAAATGAATCAAAGTATCATTCTTATGACAAGTCTCAATAATGTATTGAATGTGCTGCTCCGTTGAAACTTCATATCCCATCAATTCTCTATCTGGATCATCGAAATGCGTGTCAGAAATCATCCACACGGATCCTCGCTCCGACCAACGCTGAAATGTTGGATATAACGTCTTAATCATACTCTTCCTCGAAATCCTCTCTTATTGCAGCAACACAATCATCTAGCATATCCGCAAGCATATCCATCGTCCAATCATCTGCTACCTCAACGTAAACGCCACGATGCGCATGCTTGTACCAATCGACGTGCAAATCGTGTGCTGGATAAACAAAATTATCTCCGTTATCACTAATCCAATCATACGCACGAACCGAAAATGCCCGGTTTTTGTATGATGTACCAGTATTATCAAACGGCGATTCCATTTCCTTCTGGTTTGCGTTCCAATAGCACCGCCGAAGCTCTCGATCTATTGCGTCAAGCACCGCTACTACTACGTGACGCTCCTTCTCTTTTAACACCCTCATTAATCGCTCCTCCCAGCTACCAATAACGAAGTAACTAATATGCCGACCATAACTCCAATACTAAAAATTATGAATCCGAACATCTCGCCTCTCCTCTACTACAAAAATCTGTCTCTTTTGCATCATCAAGTCCATCTGGGTGACTACAGCATGTCGACCATGACTTTCCTGTCTCAAAGTATATGCAATTCCCACACCTGACAAGTCTACCAATGCACTCTAAATTATGGAAGTCTTCGCCATTACCATAATATCTCATAATAATTTCAGCCATTGCTATTCTCTTTTATCTCCATTAAATACATTGTTGGTTTAACCTTCTTAAATCCACATTTCTCGTAAACATGAATTGCTCTGTCGTTATCGGCATTAACCCATAGGCAGTCGATACCATACTCGCTAATTAGCGCTTTTACAATTTCGGTTCCGTATCCCTTATTCTGATATGGCTCGTAAATGCTTAGGCGAGATAACATTTTCCCGTTGATATCAACTTCTGCCTCGCCGATTTTAATATCGTTTTTATATAACTCGATTTCTTGATATACTTCGTTTTTCTTATAGGTGATGCTCATTCGCTGTCCTCCTCAATAGTGGTGACACAATCAGGTCATCGTTCGGTCGCCTGTTCCAGGAGTTGATTGCTTCTTCTTCCGTTTTGAATAGTTTACTTTCGCAATGTAATCCAACGCAGTCTACAGTGTTACATCCGATTGCAAAGTGCCCTCTTGAATGGCTATTTGTTGCATAAATCTGTATGTATGTATCTCCGCAAAACGGGCACGGTTTCAACTCTTCTCTCATTCGCTGTCCTCCGCTTCTACGATGGTCGGCATATCATTAATTGCATTCATAGCGCCAGCCATTCCGTTATCATCGAGATGTTCCCAGAAATAGTCTTCGCACTTATCCGCATCCACAAGCCGTCCGTGATGGTCTGGCAGTGCGACCAGAGGGCAATCATCTGGTACAGTGTTAGACTGCTCAAAGTCATATGCCTTTCCATCGACTCCTGGGCAATAGCAGTAGTACCAATCAACGCCTACGCTCGGGAATGGACAACTCATGCAATTCTTCGGCATCTCCATGCCCTTAATCAGTATACTCATTCGTCTCCTTCTGCTTCTACGATTATCGGCTGACATGCAATGATCGGTGTTACTACATCTGCCATAACAGCCTTGATCAAGTCTTCTTTTCTTGTTTCTGCAACGCTCCATCTTCCCAACAAATCCTCGCAAAGCGCATCCGCATCCATGAGTCTGCCGTGATGGTCGGGGAGTGCAATCAGCGGACAAGCATCCGGCCTTTCGTCAAAGCATACATCAATGTCATTATCGCAATCGCACCAACCATATTCACCATCTGCAAACGGGCAATGCAGACATGTGCCAGGAATCTCCATTCCCTTAATCAATACGCTCATAATTTATCTAACTCCGATTGTAATTTATGCAGTTTTTCAAGGTGTTTACTCAAAACGGCCTGAAGAAATTCTGGAAGCAACCCGTAATGATTTACTTTTTTTAGTGAATGTGCCGTATTCGGTCGTACTTCCATTAACCAGTGAGATGTATCATTGCGGATAATGTCTTTAAGATCGTATATTTCATTTTGAATACCTTCGATTTGTGCAACCAAATCTCTTGCCTTGTTATAATCTTCTATTGTCATGTTCGTCCTCCGCTTCGATCACTGTCTTGATATCTTTTAAGTCCCACGCTGTTATCGTCATGCTGTTTCCATCCCAATATTTTTCTATCAGAGCATCAAAATCGGTCAGCCGTCCGTGCTTGTATGGTAGTGCGACAAGTGGGCAATTTTGGTACATCTCTTCCCATGTGCCTGTAACCTTACTCTGGAGTATACAATCGTCGTCCGTATTCACAAATGGACAGTGGACAAACTCACCGTCTTCAACTCTGGCACATTCACTCGGCATCTCCATGCCCTTAATCAGTATGCTCATGATTCGCCTCCTACCCTCTTTAGCATTTCGTCTCGCATCTTATCGATCATGCTATTTATACATATAGATAATGGTACATATCTCCTGTCATACACCATCTTAACCACAAGCGGTTCATCTAATGAATGACGATCACCTTGATCTTCGATATAATGATCCAGCCTCAGCGCATAAATTTCGTACATTTAATCGCCCTCCTGATACGGTTCTGGCAGCGGCATCCATGCGATAACCTTTCCATCAGGCTTCATATCGCAAATTGTTGACCATTGTTTTGTGGAATCATAGTAATAACCAAGCCCCATTGTCTTGCGATTTGTATAATACCAAACCGCACCATCAAGACACTCCATGCACTCTCGGTAGTCTTCTTCTTTCGGCAACCGCTCCGAACACGGAATCCAATGCGGTTCAGGCTGTCTGCTCACCGTATCGGGGTCGGTGGCGGTCAGTGAGGGTTGAATCTCATTTCTGCCGTGTTTTTTAAGTTGTTTTTCCAAAAGCTGCAATTCTTGACGTTTTGATCTAACATTTATGTCATGGTCAGCCAAGGTTTTCTCTTCAATCAAACTCATACCACACCACCTTCCTTATAAGGTTCTGGCTTTTCCATCCACGCGATGACATTTATATCAACCCAATCAGTTCCGAGACTTCCAAGTGTATGCATGTCAAAGTCTTCTTGCCAGAATCCAAAACCTTCACATTCAACCTCAAATGGTGCAATTCCGATTGGATCAAGACCATAATCCGAGGCATACCCTTTTTCGAATGTCACAATGTAGTCCCCGTCTTTTTCTGGCAACCGCTCCGAACACGGAATCCAGTCCTGCGCTTCCAGAGCCTTTATTGCCATCCCCAACGCTTTACGATATTCTCCACTTAAATAATCATGATGCAACTTTATGTCATTACGAATCATCGCAATCGCCTCTTTATTTGTCATTCCTTATTCTCCCGATACGGTTCAATCTTCGGCATCCATGCTGTTATACTTTTTTTAAAATACATATTCCAACTATCACGATGCCAGTAGTCTTCATCACAATATTCATGTCCGTCCATATTAACTGATACCAGATATTTCCCATCTAACTCTGGCATCCTCTCTTTGCACGGAATCCACTGCGGCTCTGGCTCGATGGTGGGCTGTTTGTCAATAACCTTATATATTTCGTCTCGATTCAGTTCCCAGATTTCACCTAACTTATAGCGTCTGCTCCTTTGACCTTCTTCAACAATGTCTATTTTTAGCACATCCGCATCAATCGTTCTCATTCCTATTCACCTTCCCCCACTTTCAAAATATTCCATCGGGATATCTTCCGGTTCTTCCATCTTTGCGCCGCACGAAAAACAGAAATGCAACTCTGATATATTTCCATTACAGTTTGTTGCAGAGTGGCAGAACGGACACTCAACGTATCCATCTTCCACGTAATCTATCCACCGACCTGTCTTGCGCTCCTGCTTCGCTTCCTTCAGCGTCTTCCGAATCACATCGCAGAACTTCGGGCAGGATTTCGTTTCGTGGTCGTAATCCTCGCACTCGGTGCAATCCTGCTGTGCGGACGGCAGTGCATCTATTGTGTCTATCACTGCATCTCTCCAAGACACACGGTTTTCGACATTCAGATTCAATACCTCATCAATCGCCGCTTGTCGGCTAATTAAATCATTCATCCCAATCACCCCAATCGTGTCTGCCTTGCAAATATCCTGCTTCGTATCCGTCATCATACGCCTTGTCAATTTTGACTATAATGTCGAAGTCTGGCTGTGCGGATGGCAACATCTCTAACGCTTTTTCACATTCTATATATGGTTTGTATTTTTTCTCCCACCGCTCTCTGTTCTTTCGCATGATTGGTGTACTAGGATATAAACTGTGTATAAGTTCAATCGCCGTCTGTCGGCTTATAAGATCATCCATCGGTTCTCCTTGCTGTATTTAAGATCACGTTAACCGCCTCTTTTACAGATTGTTCATATTCTTTTGTTAGTTTCTGTTCACCGCTTAAAATTTTTCGTATCGCAGTATCTACGATTTTATCAACGGCATCTTGCGCTGATATCAAATCACTCATCGGTTCTCCTTTCTGCATAACTGCAAAATGCGTCTTCGACCTTTCCCCATGCGAACGGGCAATCATCATTTGTCCAGTGTTCGCAGTCCTTGCATCTCGTGATTTCTGGCTGTGCGGATGGCAACCGCATCAAATATCCAATGCTTCGATTTAATTCCGAAACCAAAGCAACATTTGAGTAACCGTTAGCGTGGAGTCGTTCTTCAAGCACATCAATCGCCGCTTTTCTTGAAATCAGATCGTCTTTTGGAACATTTTGTGCCGTTTCGGCGAGTCGCTCTTCTGTTTTTGACTGTGCCGTCTGAAATTGTTTGAAGCCAGCAAAACCACAAAAAATGCATTTTTGACAATCCATTTCGGGTTGTGCGGATGGCAGCCCCTCCAAAACGTGGACATAATCACCAACAGTGCATAAGTGATCGATATCTGATGCCATCTCATAAAAGGTGTCTATCGCCGCCTGTCTGCTGATAGTATCATCGTTCTGGATCATAGTAATCCTTCTCCCTCCTGACACATCCATTACACGGGAAATCGGTATCATACGTTCCAACAAACCTGCATCCATCGCAAGTTAATACGGGCTGTACGGATGGCAATATGTGCAATGCTGTTTGCAATGTTCTGGTAATTTCATAGTCTCCAAGAACCCTTTTTGCCGTATCAATCGCACCCTGTCTGCTGATCAAATCTTGCTCATCGTCTGATTTATGTTCTATGTTTAAGTTTCCTGGCTTATATGGAGTAAGTTTTTCAAGCAAATCCTTTTTTACATATAAATCAGTCCCAGCGATCTGGAATTCATTGAACATTTTACGTTCTTCCCCTAATTCGAGGATGAATTTATCACCCTTCTTAAAAGACATCCTGTTTCCCTCCATTTTCACTCCTCCGAATCTCTCCCACTAATTGCCGCCACCCATCCCGGCACTCTCTGATAGCCGTCACAGCCTCGTCAAGGGTGTATACACCGTCCATTAATTTATATCTGATAACTTCCTCACCTAGCCGCTCTAACGCCTTGTCGAGGCTAGAAAAGTGTCCTATGGCGGCGTATGCATCTTCTTCGACATCTTCGCCGTTCTTCTTTATGGTTCTCTTTTTGTGTAAGTCACGACAGAGTGTGTAATTGTATTTATCTATATCGACAAACCAATCTCCGTTAATCCTAATCATCTTTTATCTCCTCTAATGGACAAGCCGAAGCTGAAATTAATTGATCATTCCTTAAATCCGTTTCCAACACTGCGCAATAATTATCATCATTAAAATATTGAATGTATAAAAATTTACATTCATAGCACGACTTCGGCATTTCCATATCTATGACAACGCTCATGAAAAATCACCTTCTGTCCAATCAATCTTGTAATCTGGGTCGTTCCAGTATTTAAAATCATCAAATATATGATAACTGTATACACCGAACTTCTTTTTTGCCGCCTTTTCCGTTTCAAAATACTCAATGTGGTCAAACGGTATCCAAAGTTCCGCTTCTTCTGGATGACACGAAACTGTATGAAGATGCTTCCGCGCCGTTTCTGGATGATATTTTAAATCAATTGATTCGTAATCATACTCCCACTTCATCGGCTCTGGTTCTCTAGCGGCGTGATCAAAGATTCTTTCCTTATATTCGGCGAAATCGAGCTTCTTTTTATACTCATCGTAGATATCAATTTCCGATTGATACTCATTACAAAACCGTTCAAGTTCTGCCCACGTCTTAAATGCCTTGTGCCGCTGAAATAGTGGTCGCCATCCATATGATAACTTGTTAAGATGGATTTCATATCCGAGATACGGTTCGTCTACGATTTCGTACTCAGTATCCGACACGCCCCAGTCGTTTTCTATTGCGAAATGTTTATGGGCAAGCTCTTTACTTTGCGTCATCAGGTAGAAGTTCGTCCCCATCTTTCCATCTCCTTCGCCTTTCCATTTCTCTATCTATATCATCGTCATTATAGTATTTATAAACATGCTTCAACGGCAACCAACTCTTCGGTTCCCGCTCCCACATCAGATACTCGCACCACGTCGGCTCACCGTCGTCGCTCACCCAGGACGGATCCTCGAACATCTCGCAATAAGGACTCTCGAATCCGTAATGCATGTGATATGGTTTCTTTCTGTCATCAGCGCGGATTGTGATGTTAACCTCTTCTACACACACCCTTTTTGCAAGTCTAGTAAGCCACTTCTGAAACTCTCGGAATGTCTCGCGAAACACTCGGTCACGTAGATTTCCGTATATAGTTAGGTAATATGTGTCGGAGTACCGCAACCATCCATCACGCCGAGACTTATCTCCGTAGTAGTTAACCAGGTTGTCTGTCCGCATCCCAAATTCATCGTGACTTGAAGATACATTTTCGTCTACGTCTAAGTTCACTACCACATGCATGTCGCCTTCCGATCCAGTCACTCTTGGCAGGTGATCGAGGACAGTGTTGAGAATATAAGTCTTCTCATGCTGCGTCCGCCCCATGACACTAACCTCGACAACCCCAAGGATATGTGTCCAATAACTCATGTTAGATCTCCTCCAACTCGTAAAGCGTATTTACTGTTTCCAAGATGTAAGTATCCTCATCTCGCTTAGTCAACTGTATAACCGGCGACGTATGCCACCATGAATAAAACGGATGCCCAACTATCTCAAACATCGTTGACTCAAATTGCTTCAAATCGTTGATGTCCCACTTAATACGACACCCAACTAAGCCATCATACTTTTCATCGTCTACCGGTTTAAACCGTTCGTCTTTCCGTCCGCTATGGTAGATCCCTTTAATCTTGTACATTTAATCTCCTTTAATAACAAAAATACATCGTCGAACCAACTCCTGGCGGCGGGTCTAACGGTAGATATGTTCCTTCGCCTTGCGGGAAGTTGGCTTGCCATACGACTTCTGGTGGAAATTTACTTCCCCATTCGAGAAGATCTACCGCAACTTCAATTACAAGTTCCGTTGGCTGCGCAGAAGCAAATGCTCCAGATGCTACCGGAGTGTATTGCCCAGGCTGGTTTACGACTTCTGTAATAGTATTCGGAAATCGTGGGTCTGCGACTCTGTTTAGTACAACCGATCCAACTCCTTCCATCATCTCTCTTTGACAATTCCCAGATTCACACTGGATGATATGGCTTAGGACGTACAAATCTTCGTCCGTGTATTCCATCGGTACTGGCTCAGTCTCCGTCTCATCTGACTCAGTTTCTGCCTCGGTTTCTGCTCTTGTATAAGCGTCGTCTTCGTCGTCCTCTCCCATGCACGTCGCCGCAAATACAATAAGTGTTATCAGTATCGTTAGTATAAAATTAATTTTTTTCATATTCCTTCTTCCTTTTATTTTTCTGATCAATCAGAGTATCGTATAGTCGTTCCGGTGAACTTAAATCAATTTCGTTTCCTTCCTCATCGGTTATCATCCCCGGTTCATATTTCCTTCCAAAATCAAGTTCATAGCAAAAGAATTCAATGTCTCCCATTTTGTCGTCCATAATTTCCGCAAGAAGTTCTACGACCAGAATGCTGTGTGAAATCACCATTCCGAAAGGCTCTGGGTAATCACTGTGTACAATGTTATTGAACTGTCGAACGGCGGAAGCTACTTTATCTTGAAGCCGTTCTCCCTCGCGCAGTTCGTTTATGATCCTGCAAAAATTCGCTTTGTTCATTGTTCTCATCCTCTTCGCTTTCCATTAACCACCTTGTCGCCACTGAACTTGCGCACATCGTAGCTCCCATGAATATAAAGAATCTAACTGTCTCATCTACTACAATCAGATATATGATCGAGATTAACGTGAATATCACCCCAAAGATAAATTCTCTTTTTAATTCACGCATCTATACTCCCCTTTCTCGGCTTACGCTTCTGCTACAAACGCTTTGAGACTTCCACCAGGAAGTTCTGCAATCTTCTTCTTATTTACTTTCTTTGCAAAATTCTCGGCGTTCTCTTTGCCGTTAAAGTATCCAAGCTGAATCTTGTACATTCCGTCTTTCTCGTTGATGACACCGGCGATCCCGTACTTCTTTAACAGCGAAATACGCTCGTCTGCCTTTGACCTGTCGTAAAATGCTCCGCCCTGGACGTAGTAATGGGTGCGATCCTTGAGACGGAAGATTTTGTTTACCTTGTGGCTACCACACGCAAGGTTCCCGATCCACTTCCGGAACGTCTGCCCAATGCAGTAAGCATGACCACAATCGAAACTCTTTTTTCCACCGATATAAGCGTTCGTATGTACCATCGATTTATACGTAAGAATATCGCCCTCGCAAAGCATGCCAGCCTTATATAACTGCCGTACCGTTTTCCCACCGGCATCGATAATATCGAAGTACTTCTTTGCTCGTTCCTTTGCTTTATCGTTGCTCCACTGGATCTTGCCTTTCGCACCCCACCATTGCAAAGCATTATCCGGGATCAGGCCACGAAGCCCCCAACGGACTCCGAGTACACAATTGACAACGCGGTTTCCTTTCTTTCTAGCCGCATCAAATGTGTGCTCCTGACCGCCGTTTTTATATTTCCATTTCCTACCAGCTTTAATGTCTGCCTTTACTGTGGCATCCATTGCCTTCAGATTCGCTAAAAATTTATCGTTGATAGTATTACCCATTTCATTCTCCTCTCACTATTATGTAAATTGCAGCCGCCCAAAGCGCAGCCGCAAATATTGTCATGAATGCCATAATCATGATTCTCTTTTTATCCTCTCAAGAGTTTTCTTCGCAGCCAGTTCTTCTGCAGCAATTTCATTGTTCAGTTTCTGCATTACCGATCTCCACCTAGAAACCCAATCGCGCCGGTCTCCGTTCTTGGCAGCACGAGTGTTTGCTTCTTCGGCATACTGGCGTTTCTGACGCTCTGGATCGTACGGATTTGGTTTCCATTCATATGCTTTCCCAGCTTCTTTTCGTGCCGCGAACCGTGCGATTCGCTTCTTGTCGTTCTCACGACGCCTTTCCTTGTTGGCCTCACGGTGGCCGGAGGCGGTATATCTCTTACATCTATCTTTATTAGTTCCAGGTTTTGCCATAATCAATTCTCCTATCTTATTATTAATTTATATTGTTACGCGGCAAGTGCTAACTGATAACTAGTATCAATAAGCGGATGTCCATCTACAGTTCTCATAAACAAGTTCTCTTGATAATTTGCCGTGTTCTTGTGGTCGGCAGTATGAGTGGCATAGTCTGAGACAGCATTTACGAAGCGGAAGGCTGTATGCTCGGTGTCCTTGAGATCCGGTTTGTCGAAATAAATATTCAGGATGTCGTTTCTCTTACGGTTTAACTTTTCCTCAAACTTCTGCTGACGAACCGCCTCTTTGAAATCGACGACTTTCCCGGTCTTGACTGCCTTCTTAAATAGATCGCTGAATTCAATCTCAAGGAGTTTATCCGTCATCTGACGAACCTTGTCTTCGGAGACTTTCTTCAGTTTTAACTCGCCAAATTCTTCCTCAAGAGCATCCATATATGCCTTTGCGTTAGAAAGCGTATATCTAGCCTCTTCAAGCTTCCCCTGGATGTCTCCCTTATGTGCACAACTCCAGTGACGAGAAGCTGATGCAAGAGCCATATTCAATGTGTTCTGGCATACCACACGAACTGGGGTGATTGCCACTCTAACAGCGCCGGTGCCGTCGTGATTGTTAGTAAACACAAGATACGGATCGATTTTTTCTTCAGCAAGTGTCGTGCCTTCCATTCGCGCCAGCATCCAAACTCTTTTCCCTGATGCAAGTGATCCGGCTGTTTCGTATGTCACACCTTCACCGAGAAGAGCATCGGTAAATGCAAATGCCTCACGGTTCTGAACGATTTTGTAACGGTCGGTTACGATGCCAAGATTCTTATGATCGGAACTACGCTGATTTACCTTAAATCCAGGGATTTCCCTACCGAATTCATCGAAGATCGGCTTCGGGATAACATCCCAATCGAGGCCAGCAACCTTAATTGCCTCTTCGCTTGTAGGAGCAGATTTAATTTCTCTCCCAAGTCCATGCCACGGGGTTTCGCCTACGTAAAACATTGTCTCAACACATGCCGCCATATCTTTCTCCTCCTAATTTAATAATGTGGCAGTCATCTATTCATGAATCAAAGATAACATATCGCCGTTATTATGTCAAGCATTATTAATTACTATCATTTTTGTTAAATTCGCTGATTATTTCTCAGCGATTGTTAATGTCCCACTACCAAGGTTTATAACGAATTCCGTTTCATCTTCGTCGTATAAAACTTCTGACTCGACTTTAACTGCCGCATGGAGCGCTGGCCCCATATTCTTATCGTAGATATCCAGCCAATCGTCCATAACCATCATATCCGGTACAAACGTTGCATTAAACATAAGACTTCCACCATTAAGCGAATACCCAAAGAACACTTCGGTCTCTGTTTCATTTGCGTTATCAAGGAATTCTACAAGTCTTTCGTAATTAGTCATTAAATGACCTCCTCTTTTTTCGAACGTTTGTTCTTGTTTGTAAGATATTTTATGACCTCATACCGCCGATGTCAATGACAACCGAAGACCACGAGGCCATCATAAGAAATATTTAACTATTGAAATACTGACGATATTTACGAAGAAATACAACTATGCTCTTAATTTCTTCTACCTGATACCGTTTGTTGATATCATTGATATACTTCGCAATCGTCTCCTCGACACTAAGACCATCTTTCTTCATAAGTTCCCTTATGTAATGGATTTTTCCAGATAGCAACATGTTCTTGATCGTAAGACGTTTTGGGAATCCGAGGTAATCTTTTGCTTTATCAAATCTCCTACACACGATCTGCATCATCGCACCATCGTCTACTCCAGCAGAGGTAAGCTTGTTCTTTTTTGCCACCTTGAATATCACTCCAGCTTTATTAAAATCGCTATACTTGATTACCTTTCCGGTCACACCGTAAGTTTGATAAGACTCTTCGGTAGCGGCGAATTCGGCGATTTCCTTTAACTTATCGCTTATCGGTAACAATCGCCCGGAGCAAAGCGCAATCACATTTCCTTGGATGTCATCAATCGTTGCATTCGTCATCTCAACGTACTTGATTCCGCATATCCCTTCAAAAAATGCCAGCATCATAAATCTATCCGTGTAATTTGGAAGTTCGTCAATCCTGGCGATTAAATCCTTTCTTGTGATTAACAGCTTAGATAGATATTCCTTATTTACACACGAGTTCAGCATCTCTGGGCGGATTTCCAAGTAGTGGTTCTGCCCATCCGGCACGAGCGTTTCCGTTAAGCACCAGTTCGTGTACTGAGTGAGATTTGAGTTGCATACTACGAGCGATGATAGCGAATAAGCGTCACGGTATTTATAGTATTCCATTATTTCCGCCGCTGTCCACTCACACACGTCCTTGCCAAGTTTCTCTTCGAAAGGCTCAGTCTTTTCGAACAGCAAATCCAAAGAGCGGTAGGGTAGGGTAACAGTGTCTTCTTTGATTTTGATATACCGCCGTTTCCTCTCTTCGTTGTACATCGTGTTACCTCCTCTCTAACAATGCACTAAATTCGTTTATAAGCTTCTTGCGAACCTTCCCGTTTGACAGATAAAATGCCGCCGTTGGGAGTTCGTCTACCTTATCAATAAGGAAGTTGATTGCAGAGATATAATCTTCTTCATAGCGGAAGCAGTATGTTATAGCGGCAATTTCTCTCGTATTAAAAGTGTGATCTGTTAAGCCGAGATCCGATGCAATGTAAGCGTTAAATTTGTCTTGGAGTTCTTTCTTGACAGCGAGGATATCCTTCCGTGTTGCCTTCTTCCCAGCAAACCAAAACGCACCAACGAACACGGATAGATCTGCGTGGTTGATAGCGCCGCCGTTTCTTTTTATCATCCCTTGCAGATTCGAACCAGGATCTGAATTCAATTGGTCGACCACGATATTCGCCGGATCGTACTGATTCAACGCTGCCGATTCAACCTGACGCATCTTCGTCTTCTGGTCCTTCTGGTAGATTAACTGCTTCGCTTTCTCTTCAGAATAACTTACCAGCCGCAGTTCCATCGGATAATCAAAATCCTTATCCTCTATCATCGCACGAGAAATGGCGATGTAGCGGTGATAGCCATCGATAATATCGAGCTTGTCGAGTTCGCTGATGGTTATCTTCCCTTTATTGAAATCGAATTCCGTCGTATATTGTGGCATATTGAGTGTGATGTCATCTGGGATATACGCGCCACTCTGCAGCGCTTCCTTAATCTCCGTTACGCTCTTTTCATTGAGAGCGATTTTGTAATAGCGAGTTTCGCCACGGACGATTCTCCGCATTGTGCGCTGCGTGTTCTCGTTATACTTGATTACCTGCGCTTCTTTCAAAGCCATAAGTTCTTTTGCTGTGATTTTCCCTATCCACTGATCCGACGCTACTTGCACCATATCATCGAATACAAGCGGAAGTTCAAATCGTTGCTTCTCAAATTTCTGCTTCGAGAAAGCGGCGATTTCTTCGTCGGTAAAATACCGTTTTACTTCCTTCGGCGCAAGACCAGATATCATAGCAAAAGCAACGAAGTCGTTCTGCTCTGACATCGGTTCTCTTCCTGCGCAAATGTCCGCCGTAAGTGATATCGGCATTGCAAATTGTTCTTCAAGTGCATCGTACAATGATCTCCGTTCTTCTGCCTGGGAGATTAACAACATAATCCTTTCGTTTAATGAATCTCGGCTTCGCTTCATGTTAATTTTCTCCTTTCTAAGGATAATATAGCATGACTGAAGTGCGGTTTCAATATTAATTTTGATTGATTTGAATAAAATATATTTTATAATTCATCCATAATGTTAGCCACTTTCTTAGATTCACTTTCTGCAATATCAGTATATCTTTTTGTATTTGCAAGATTTTTATGACCAAGTTGATTTGCTACCATATAAATATCATGAGTTTTCTCCCAAAGATTAGTCGCACAAGTTGATCTCATTTTATGAGGTGTAATATGTTTGTTCGGAATCACATCAGATGCATATCTCTTAATCATATCGCCAACATCAGCCGTAGATATTCTATTTCTTTTTTTGGAAATAAATAATGCATTTGTCAAACCATCTCCGATAATTCTAGATCTTGCAACTAGCCACATATTTATTAACTCTTTTGTGTTATCACCAAACTGAATATTCCTTGGGACATCTCCTTTCTCGATAACAACTATATATTGTTCTTCCATATTAATATCATCAACATCAATATTAACAATTGCAGAGCATCTCAACCCAGTTCTGCATCCTAACGTGAAAATCAAATAATCCCTTAATCTCCAATATTCTTCATTTTCATCATTATTATAAAAACTCTTTTCAGAGTATAAAATATAATTCTTTATCTTATTTACCTCTTCATTAGTTAACGCAACTGGTTTTGATATCTGATTAACTTTTGGAGCTTTTAACCTATTGCATGGATTTCTATTGATATAATCATTGTTTTCGAGAAATGAATAAAAAGATTTAACCGCATTAAACATTACCGCTACAGTACTATCACTTTTCTTTTTATCCCCTATTCCACGATAACCATCAATAAAAAACGTGATATCTACTGGTTTAATTCTAGTGTATACTGAAATATTATCTGGTTTTAAACCTTTCTTTGACAAAAAATCAAAATAAATTGATAATTTAGTTAAGTATGTAAAACATGAAGATTCAGTTTTTGAACCGCTAGACTTAAAATAAGAATAATATTGTGATGCAATTAGTGGCATTCTTTTTAATAAAACTCTATTTTTTGATTCATACCAATGTTCTTGCTCTACTCTTCCACTCATTTAATCACCTCTTTTCTGATTAATACTGATCTTTTTCAATGAATTTGGATTCTATTTTGCAATATGGGCACCACATGTCTTTTATATGACCACGTCCCCGCTTTTCCCCCATACGTCTTGGTACTGTTGTTTCATGATGGCAAGAATTACATTCATAATAAATAATTATAAAATCATTTCGCTTTTTCAAATTAAACCACCTCCTTTAAATTCCCATCTTATAACGAAGATACCATTTACTTGGGATATTGGCATATTCGTTCAAGGACTTCATGCCATTATTTTCATTAAGATATACAATCGTAAAGTGCTCTTCATCTGGAAGATTATACTTCCCTTTTCTTGCGTACTGACATAAAACCTTAAACGGTCTATCTGTTTCCTTTTCAAACAGATGAATAAACTTCATATTTCCATGATTATCTGTATACGGCGTACACCATCTATAATAAATTGGAACCCCATCTGCTTCGAATCGTGCGTTACATTCTCTCATGAACTTTTCAGTTTTTTCTGCAGCGTAATTCTTATAAACTCTCCCTGTCTTGACACCGATAAGTTTCTGACCACCGTGGTAATCCATCATACAAATCTCGCCGGTCTCTGTAGATCGCATTTTATTCCGTCCATCATAATAGTATACATCTCCGTTCTTTTCCGCTCTCGAGCGATTCCCGGCAGTAATACCACCAACTCTACCAGCGTCTGTAGCTACGGCAACAAAACTAACAAGCACCGCGATAAATCCAAACATATTGTCATCTCCCTTCTTAGTTCATCGCTTCATTAAGATTATCAACAACATCGTCCAGGCTGTCAATTGCCTCATCCATTAGATCAACAGCTTCTTCTGCTGCTTCGCCTCTGGCCGAATACTGGAGATTCTCCGGCATATTATCAAAGTAGTCCTGTTCATCATCACGAATAGATTCAAGCGCCGATTTCGCTTCTTCGATTTTTGCGATAACTTTCTCAATCTGGTTTCTTCTCAGTTTATTCATAATCAGCTCTCCTTTTTTATTAATAATTTATATCTTTATTATACACTACCATCTGTTTAATATGTTGTCAAGTCATACTGAAATCTCCACTTCCACGATCTCTACCGTTGACTTCCAATATTTTGAATTCTCCGGATTTTTGTACGTCCAGTTCCGTTTTGCGTCACCTCTTCGTTTGTAACCGTATTCTCTGACAAGATGTCCGCTATGTGTATCGCCAATCTCAAATTCTCCATCTTTGCCATGAAACGAAGTTGAAATCTTACCGGCGAAATTCGGGTTTTCTTTGGTAGCGACGCTAATCTGCTTTACTAAATATCTCTTCATATTTTACCTCCTTAATTCCAAATTCTCTTGAATCCAAGCGAATCCACATACCACCATTCCCACTCTCGTTTGCCTACTTCAAGCCCAACAACATCACTCACCGACAACGATCTGGCATGATAATCAGCTGGATGATTAATGTTCAGTCGTTCAAAGATGTGATTGAGGGTTTCGTTTCCGTAGACATTGTAGATCTGCCCCGCATAAACCGTAACGTAGTCCTCACGCCGAGGCAGTCTGTTATGCTTCTTGTTCTCTTCATAGCTACGAAATGTTCCAGGGTGGCTTACCGGAAGCTGAAGAATAATGTAATTCATATTATCGCTCCTTTCATTATTTTGTAGGATCATAAAAACATTTATTTTCAATATCAATTCCGAAGATATCGCATACACTTTCAAGCATTTCTCCCTCATAGCCGATAATTCCATTCCATTGCCAGTACTTACCAAGTACATCGATTGGATCCATATTCATAATTACCATATCAACAGTAGTGTCATCTGCTTCTCTTCCAAGCGCCTCTCTTACATCTTTCATAATATAATCTGGGTACATAATTTTAATCTCCTTTAATTAGATTTCATCAAGTTCGTAATCATTGATTTCTTTCTCTGTCAGTTTCCGATCATAAACGATGATATCGTAATACTTCCCAGTTGTATCATCTTCCCTTCTAACAAACCCATCTTTCGGCTGACACATCGGCGAAAATCCGCGCAGTCTCATTCCGTATTTATATTCCATATTCATTCCTCCTTATCTCAACCACATTCTTAATTTATCTTTCTTGCTCTTCGGCTTTAGACCATACACCGAAAACTGACATGTCCCAGTCAACTGCTTTCTTTCATTTCTAGATAAATCTACGAAGAAAATCCCATCGCCTCTTCCATTTGTACAATAATAACTATAATCATTAATCCATCCGATTACCTTTTCGCCATCAATTTCCCACTTCATTCTCTTCATTTGATTTTTCCTCCTTACCATGTCGGATCAATATCTACCCATTTATTGATATATGTATCAAAGTACGCCACCGGATCTGCATACTCATCTGGGTACCAATCCTCGCCGAAGAAATTCTCACGCAACTCGCAGTCTTCTGCTTTGTAGATTTTCGGGCAATGCCATCCTTGCCAGTTGTCCCAATACTCCCAACATTTCCCGGCGAGGCGTTTCGCTCCGAGGAGTGTCGGCGTTCCGCCGTAGTTGTAATCTGCATACTGTCCACCGATCACGTAATAATTAATTTCTTTTTTCATTTTGCTTTCTCCTTTTATAAAACTTGATTTTTATTAAACCCAAAACATTTCCAATCTCTATTTACGTTTCTATATTCATTTCCATCTAAACCCGGTTTTACTTCGCTGCGTTCTACTGAGTCTTCCATACTCAGTATTGAATTCTTCTTTGAATTGCTGAAGCTGTCTATACATCTGCTCTTCAGATTCACAAAGTCTCATTCTTTCTGCCATCGTCTTGAATTCTCCAGCCCAATCAAGGTTTGTTCTTAATTCAATTTCTTTTGACATGTCATTATCTCCATTCATAAAGTTATTTTATTGCTTCAGCTTTTAACTTACACTCAAACAATGTATTTTCGTGATATAAACCTTTATAGTAATCATCAGCATTTCTATCAAGCAGTCGCCAATGATCACCATAAATCCTATTCCACGTTTTTATGATGTGAAATCTGCCATCTTCACTTTTATATTCTCCAGCTTCTATCCGTTTCCATTTGATCATGTCATCACTTCTCCTTCATCAAACGTGTTTTTATTAAAAGTCTCTCAGCTGATACTTGTCTTTCACGATGTATTCTTCAATGTTAATATCAACAATCGATTTAACTCTTGCTTTCTTGATTGCCTGTTCAACTGTTTCCGCTTTTATCTTCTTTACTTTATATGTGTTACCAACAACGTAATCAATAATATATGTTTTCATTTAATTACCTCACTTCCACAATCTTACCAACTCTTGAGTTTTCAAAATATCCGTCGCAAATCTGCCCTTCCATTTCCTCGTCACACTCTTCCGCAGTATTCCTGGTAATACGGACGATTGTATAATCATGAGTGCTAGTTTTATCAAAGTTATCTGCCTCAAATATCCGCACTCCATCTGCCTTGCACGACCAATCCCATCTAACAGAAGGGCCGAAACTCTCACGCTGCCGATGTCCACCCACGCCATAAACTTTCCAAGTCTTCGTAACTGCCATGTTAATTTTCCTCCCAATTCTTCGGAATCGCAAACGCCATATAATTTCCATCTCCAAATCCAACATTAAATCCCGGAATGTTTTCTCTTAGAACTTTTATAATGATATCCCATGCCAGATCATTCACATCAGATGCTTCAAAAATAGCTACATAATTATTCTCGACCGCCTCTTTATTTGTCATACTTTTCTCCTTCTTATAAAATATCGCATCAACATAATCGCCACACGGTGTTTCCATTGTTACATCTTCAAGCGGATGCGGCACCGGCTGATTTCCATTGTAGTAGGTATTCATCTCTTCAATAGCCTCGTCTTCAGTCATACTTGCAATGTATTGCTTTGTGCCCGCTTCAACTGTATCTCGCATACTTCTGTCTTTTAGGAATTCTTTAAGTTTGATGTATGCATTGCAAAACTCTATCGCTTCATCAAAATCATCATCACACTCGTAGAAGTAACCCCAGAATTTAATGTATTTCTCTCCATTCTCTTCGTAGATTGAATAGTAATCGCAATCCCAGTATTCATTCTGCATATCATCACCCTCCTCTGTTTTTTTCACCATCAATCATTTAAACACTTATCTATTAATTTATTAATTTCTTTTCCAAATCATACTAAATATACCGCCGTGTTAATTTTCATCTCTTCATCAAAACCGTGTTATACCATCACGTAACTCAATCATCTCTACCTTCATACCAAGTTTCTCTTTGTATTTATTAACTAATCTTCCTTGATAACCAATAAACAAACCAGGATACTTAGTAATTAAATACAAGGTGTTCCCATCTACATGATATACTGTCGTATCTTTATAAACATTTCTAAGTCCAAGTGCTTCCCTTTTCCATTGCTGAATAATTTCTTTTACGCTGTCTGAATTCATTTACATCACCTCCATCCGTAATAATCTTCTTCAGCTTCTTCGATCTGATCGTAAATATCTTTCAGTTCCTGCTTCGTGCAATGCTTCACGAGCCAATCTGCGTTCTGTCCGTCCCATGCCTGGGATTTAGTGATGATATACGCCATATCTGCCTTTGTCATAGTTATTCCTCCTCTTCTTCTACTTCATCTTTCATCAATGCAACCCACGAGTAAATCTCCGTTCCGATGCGCTGAATAATCTCTTCCTTTGTATCGGCTTCGCTAAAGACCAGATTTCCATTGATCCCACTCTCGCAATCTTTTACTATTACCTCTGCTTCTCCATTTCCATTAACTGCAAGACCAAGATCCAGTGAACGGTAAATCCAGTTGTTGTATTTGTTCATCATAATTTATTCCTCCTTAAAATTATTTATTAATATGTTTGTTATGAGTGGGCCTTGGCCGGTTGACCAAAGCCCGTTTGCATGTTACAGTGACAAGTAGTTAATCGGCGTTATCTCTGAGTTCTTTGATGGTCTCGCTTAATTCACCGTCATCGCACCTGACGGTTTCGATTCCATCTGAGACAACCCAGTGGATTTCGCCGTTTTCATTTTCTTGCCACCAGCGAATCACCCTCATAGGCGTTCACCTCCTTTCTAATTCCTTTTTACACATCCATCGCTTCAAAAATGTAGCACACAACACCGCTCGGCACATTGAAACATTCGATTCCGGTTGTGAAGATCTGCCCGGTACAATCGTACTGTGATGGACGGCAGTACATCCAATTCTCATCGACAAACTCCGCTTTCTCTTCATCCGTCCACCTCTCGCCATGGAAGAAAACCTTCATCCAGCGGTAGTCATACTCGCCGCCACCATTTACGATGAAGCCGTTAGTATAATTCTCGTAGCGGTTATTATCCTGCAGCTTTAGATGAGCACGGTATTTGCGTTTGGCTTTGTCGAGATGCTCTTTGGCTTTTTTTATTGAATCTGCACGGTCGTCTGCACCAAACTCGCCGCTCCTCACTTTGTCATAAATCCACTGTGAAATCATCACTTCTTCAAATAATGCGTTTCTCATATCAGCCCTCCCTTACTCGATGCGGAATGCCATGTAATCGTAACCATCGCCATCAACCGGCCTCAGCCCGAAGGCAAGACCGGTATCCGAATCATAATAAGTGTACGGCACTTCCGTTTCCTGACCAGCAGATGCCCGAATGTAGCGGCATTTGAATTCGTCGAGCTGCAGAAGTGCATCGTGGGTAGGACTCATCATAATCATCTGCATCATGTCAAGCGGTTTTGCTGTAATTACTTTCATTTTATCCCTCCCATCCATATCCATGCGATTCTACGTAGACCACGTCATCAAGTTTGCTTCCAAATTCATACGCCATATCGTTCCACAAATCATTCAGTTCTCTTTCCGGATCATCTCCGTATAAATCGAAGCACGTCTCATCTTCACACCCTTCATCATTAATAAACCCAACCGCGACGGTAAATGGATCATGTCGAGTGTAACTCCAATCACGCTCTTCCTTTGCTTTTGCAATCGCTTCATAAATCGTCATCTTCAATCCTCCTCAATTTCAAAATCTTCCCACGGCAGATCTACATAATCGGCGAGTCCGTTTGTGCATCCATCAATACCACAGCAGAAATCCAAATCTTTCGGATCTTCATCTTTATAAGACTCAATCTCCTCGTCGATGCTTTCCGGTGTACGCTCAACTTCTTTGTACAGATTGTACTTTCTAGTACACCATGGGCAGATTTGCGTTGAAACACAAGTCGCTTTAGCGGTGATTTCATCTCTGTCGGCATCCGCATGATCGAAGACGCTTTCGTTCTCACCGAGCCAGATTTCGAAGTAATCGAAAACAACTTTCCCTTTATATTTAATTTTGTTTAACTGCATAATTGGTCTCCTTTCTTACCAAGGCACGATGTTAAACACATCGCCGTCAATATAACTATGATCTGCATCGTAAACATACATCTCTTCGTTGCTAATCATCTTCGTTATATCTTCGTCTTCGTAGTACGAAGACAACTTCCGGATCGCATCTTCTTTGTTTTTAGCAAGAATAAACCCCTTATCTCCATCAACAATCTCGTATACCCACATATACCGGTGAAGCAGCCAGTTAAGTAATTTTAATTTCATTTAATCACTCTCCTTTCTTACGACATAGCGTAGAAGATACGCTCGTTTGCGTCCTGCATAATCGCTTCGTGCAGATTCGAAAGAAGGTTGTTAGTGATGAGCTTCTTGCACTCTTCTTCGAGCGCCGTGTACTCCTCCTCAGTTTCAATATCCGTTTCCGGATCCTCAATTCCCTTCGCCTCGCAGAAGGCGTAGAAGAAGTCGGTGAAGTTCCATTCAAACGTCATGTAAGTTTTGATTTTCTTATCCATTGTATATCCTCCTTTATCGTTCGTCTTCGACTTCCAGTTCGTTTCCATCAAATTCCCAACCATGCTCTCTTCCAAATTCGCGGCATTCGTTATATGTTCCATCAAAAACGATGTGTTTGTTTTTGGCATAATCTCTGTAGAATACAGTTGCTTTCCCATCATACCAAATCTTCGGTGTGTATCCATTTTCTATCGAGAAATCATATAAACCATCCGTATCATCTCCCCACGATACTTCATTTAACCATTTTTCGAAAGTTGCTTCTGAAATAGGAATATTTAGTTCATGTGCTGTTTCATCGGCAAGATCGTTTTCAACATACCATTTGCGGACAATCCATTCTGGGATTTCCATTTCAGTCCAATTGTCAAAACTAAGTTCGCTTTCACTGTAAAGCCCCGTCTGATCTGCGTACATCCCGACGTTTACTGTTTTCATTTACCTCACGCTCCTTTCTCTTCAAACCCGTATTCTAAAGCCATCGGCTCCTCGGTCATCCAGTTACTGAAGTCAAGGTGAATCCCCAACTTCTCGGCGATTTCCGAAAGCTCCTCCTTTCCGTCGATGTTGATTGCTTCCTGTACCGTCGTGTCTTCGTTTTCGTAGTACCAATCGATGATCAACTTTGCATTTTCGCCGCCGATGTCATAGCGGAGAAGTGTATTGAGCCAAGCGTAATCATCGGTGTCGTACAACCCCAGGCCGAAGTCGTGCATTCCCTTGTAGTAGAATTCGATTCCTGCTTCGTCATCCACCGGCAGATATCCGATTTCCTTCATGAGCCAATCAACCATTTTCCACATCATAGTTATTCCTCCTTTACCATACATGTAACGGTTCGTTTGCTTTTGCCACCAGATTTGCGCCATCGTAGACGTTTGCGTGAGAGTTGATGAATTCTTCAAATACCCTCTCGGCTTCTCTCTGGAATTCTGCGAGTGAGTAAGTCTCGAAGCCGCTTGGAAACTCTCCATAGTCGACTTCGTCATACGGGTACATCAGTTCATCGGGCACATGGTATTTGTTTTCGTATTTCCCTGTCGCCATTGCTTCCCTTGCGGAGTACCCGTATCCCGTATCAACTCCACCGCAGAACAATTCGAACCCCCATCCTGTCCATTCACCTCCGTTCCAAGCGCGAATGTCGAAGCATAAATCACCAGCTCTGCAACAACCAAGATACTCTCCATCCATATATGCTACGTCAAAAGCATTTCTGTCTAAGGCATCTGCGAATTCTTCCCAGTCGCTTTCATTCATCTCCCAGTAGAATTTCATTTCCATCACTCTCCTTACTTACTCACCACATCATCTTCATACAACCCACCACTTTTCGCCGCTCTCTTCATCAGTCGGAGGAACAGCCCCATCAACTCTGCGAAGTTGTCATCTTCGCAATAGTATTCGAGATCCTCGTCGTCCTCGTTTCCGTTGATATCGCCATCGGCCACCCCGAGCATCAGCCAAGAATCGAAAATCTCTTCGTCATTGATGCACCTCGCAATCGCCTCCATAGCCCTAACAACCTTAACTCTTCTACTTAACTTCATTTTCCATACCTCCCTTTAATTTCTTTTATAATAGCGTCGCTGTCAATGTCGACTAGCATTCCATACCATGATGAATGGAAGAACTCTTCCAGTTCATTTGCTTTCTGGTCTAACTCTGCTCTGATCTCTTCCTGTGGTACCGGCATCTTCTTTTTATTTACCGTCTTCCAACGTTTTCTCGGCTTCGGGTTAACGGCGTAGTCATAATCATCTGCAGCCTGTTTAACTATTGCACAGCGCAGAAGGTCGATTCCTTCGTCTGTAATAATCATCTCGCTTCCTCCTCCCATAACTGCGGCCAGTTTTCATACAACCACGAGTCAACTCTCCGTTCCTCGTCTGCCATTGCCCAGAGGCTTGCTTTCCATCTGCCATCTTCTGTCCAACCTTCGGTGTACCATACCCCGGTGTAGTAAAAGTCGCCGTATTGCTCGACGACGTCCTCGATTGGCATATACGGAAGCCGTACCTGAGTTCGCTTTGTGCTGCCTTTCTCTTTCCAGACATCGAAGATAAGCATTACAACCGAGTTGTGTGCATCGGCGAATGCCTCTCGCAGTGTCTTCATGCAACCACCTCACTTTCAGAAAACCCTATATTTCTTTAATCCATTCCATTCGTAGTGCCCTTTGCCTGATTTAGTAGTTTCGACGAACCTCCACAGTTCATTTTTATGCGGTTCATAATCTTCCATACCTCTGTAGATATGTGTTCCGTCTTTATCGACTACAACTACAAGTTCATCCTCATAATGAATTCTTTTTCCCGCTTTCATTTACATCGCCTCCCTTTTACATTCGAACATCCCTTTGACGAACTTTACGTTTCCCACACCGAACACATCTACCAACTCAGGGATATAATCACCTCTCTTCCGATTGAGCTGATAGCAGTCAGCTTTTGTTTCTCTGCCTTTGCCAGTTCTGTCTCCCTCGTACACCGTAATGTACGTAGTTGCGGCGAGATTCATCAGCGTTTCAAGTACCTTGCGGCGCTCCGTTGGTTCTTTAATTACGTTCAGCACGTTCGAGCAGAGGGCGTAATCGTATTTACCGTCAAGCAGTTCTACCTTCGGACGATTGTACGGATCATAACCGACGCACTCAAAAGGCGGATTGTAGTTGTCGAAGTACTTTCCGCATCCATAATCAATGACGGAAGCGTTTCCATCAATCAGCCCGTTTACCAAAGCGTAAATCTTCGGCATCTTTGTAGAGTTTATGGATGTGTTCATTGATGTGTACTGCTGCATTGTACCACGTCCCTTTCTTTATTTGCAACTATTAATTTATATCATTTCAACATATGTTACATTACAAATCCCGCCGATTTTGTTCTGCGCAAGCATCATTGCCTCCGATGGAGTAGCGGCGACAACCTCAATATTGGCCGTCCAACCGTCGTTGAGGTATCCGATTGTATATTTACCTTTCTTTGTTACAATGTTGAAGAATTCGACTGGCGACATATCAATCACGCTCCTTTCAATTTAATTTCCATTATTTCAGCAGTTCGTTGATATAATAATCTTTGTTCTGCTTGTCGTAGCATCTCATGCAAAGTTTGCAACGATGGTCGAGCGTCTCCGCTTTCATCCAAGTGCCGCAGTTGATGACGATGCCGTGTTCCCTTGCGTACTCCTCTTCGTAGACCGTGAAGATATGGTCGACGTATTTCTTCATCTCCTCCGGGATCTCCATCGGCACATTGATGTCCGGCGAAGAAGCAATGAAGATCATGTTATCCGGCTTCCCTTCGGCCTCGAATACGTCGTAGTAGAACTGAAGATTCTTCGACCAAACTCCGAAGTCAAGATGCTTATGACTTCTAACCAGACGGGTGTGGTTGATAGCGCAGATCCTCGTCGCCGCATCGCCGTGGGATTCGACACGTGCTTTTCCGTTGAGCGACGGAATTGCCACCGTTGCCAATGCTTCCTCGCTAAGAAGGAAGTTGTTGAGGATGAGATAATTCGTTTCCAGAGACTGCGTGAGTCCGGAGAATCTCGCCGCTCCAGATGCTGCGTAGCACTTCTTGCAGATGCAGCCCTCCTTTCTTGCTCTCGCTTGGCAGATCGGGTTCATTAGTACGGATGTACTCACTGCCCAGAAATCTTCGAGTTTCCCGGTTAACTCGGATACCGCCAGCGCTTGTGCCAGTCTGTACTGATCAATGACATTCAAGTTGTCTTTCTTCGGGAGCAGTTCGCTTATCAGAGCCATCCGCTCCTTATACTTGGCGTTGTCCTTAGCGTGGTCACGCCATTCATCATAGTTTGTTACACCCTGAATAAACTTCATTTTAATTTTCCTCCTTAAACTGCTTTCCAGATCTTATGAATCACGTTATCTTTGACTTCGCTGAACTTCCAGAACGGCTTGTGCATTGGACTGTTCATATAATCTATCGCTTCCGATTCGTTCCAGAAGCTCCGTGTTAAACACGGTTTACCTTTCATATAGAACTGCACGATGTACAGCTTATTCACTCTAACCACCCCTTTTCTATCTCTCCGTTGCGGAGAAGTTTATAGGTCTCAACGATGACGTTGAGGTAAACCTTGACAGTTGCCGTTTCGCTATCGACCGTGATACCATCGATAAAGATGTAGCCAGGTTCGAAGATTGACTTTCCTTTGATGAAATACGGCATGTATTCGTAGTCGCACTCAAGCTTGATTCCCTTACTGCGAAGTTCTTTTTTAACTCTGTTCATATCTCCACCTCCCTACTAGAACATCTCACTTCTTCTAGTGTCAGATTCCAGTTTGTTGGAAAAAATCCCTTAATCTGGGCGAATTTCGCTTTGGCTTCTTCTGGAAGACAGCTCCCAAGTTCAATACGGCAGAAGTGTCTTCCGTATTTTGCGTCTTTTGTTGCTTCTGTTGCCACGTTGATTTCATAATTCCACGGTACTGTCATTTAATTTTCCTCCTTATCTGGAAATAATTCCTCATTCATTAGGATATATCCTAATGCTTGAAGCACCGTTTCTGCTTCGTCATCTTCAATGCCATTGTCTACAAGGCACTGAAGTGCTTTTTCAATCTTCGCTTCACGGTTACAAATTTCTTTAGCATTAAGCATATTAATTTCCATCCTTCATTTCGAATTCAATGTTGTCGATTCCCTTCCAGTCATATCCACCGCCAGCGACCAGAAGCATGTTTTCCTTGATGAAATCCTCGATGTCTTCCTCTCCGTGGAAACAGTCTGGATTAATATGCCAGACATCTTCGTCGGTGAATCTCTTTTCTGGTGTCCAGCCCTCGGTGAGATACTGGAAATCTGGGTGGGTAGGTTTGATGGTGTATGTGAGTTTCGCTTTGATTGTCATACGTCACTCCTTTCGAATTCTTCTGATACTAACTCTGCCAACTCCTCAATATTGACCGGGCGATTTTCCAGTTCCCAGTCTGTCCAGTTCCCGTGAACATTCCATTTCTGGAGAAGCTCAAGGATCGAAAAATAATCAAATCCGGTAGCGGCGGCGATTTTCACCGCTGTCCATTTACGCAGATTTTCGATCTTAAATTCCCTTGGGAGCGGTTCCTTTGGTGACATTTGTAAGCACCTCCTTTTCTTAATCAAACATCGCATCATATACTTCCTGCGTTTCATAGCGCAGATAACCACCGTCAAGCATCGGCGAAAGGTAGCCGTCAATCATCGGCTGATCCTCAAGCGCGAGGTTGACGAGATTTTCGTTGTGGTATTTCATCGCAGACCACCTTGGCGTAAATTCGCCGTTTCCTTTCGCTTTAAGTTCCTTGTGCGTCATGTATCGACCGTGGTATTTACCACCGACAAAGAACGCCGCACGAGGAATTGCATGAGTTCCGTCCTGCTTTGAGACGGTCTCGGCAAAATCCTTTTCGTATTTATCTTTCGATTCAAGCATCTCCTTAATCCCGTACATGATGTGTTCTCCCTTCTTTAATAATTTGCAATCAGTGCTGCAATCGGCTTATGCCCACTAACTTCATAAATCTCGATTACGTCAGCGTATGTATTCATATCGCAACGAATCATGCGTCTATCATCTGTTGACAAAAACCCAATTCCCTTGAGATATCTCAAAATATCCTTTTCTGTTGCATCATCGGTTATATTTAAGTCATCAAACTCAATACAAGAATTGTTTACTACCCATCCGTCCTTTGCATTGCCCCATACGTCGAAGTAGTTGCGAAGTGAATATGTGGTTACCTCTTTCATGTTTAACCCTCCCATTTGATAAGATGTGTATAGTGACTATCGGTGAACATCTTGCGATGCACTTCCCTTTCGGTGCGGTTATCACTACCGTAGTTCCAGTTATCGTAGTAATCATTACCTCTATCGGTAATTTCTTTTACTTCAACTTCATCGGTTCCATCGTGATGACTTCCCTTGACGTAGAAGCGACCATTCTCAAGCCAGATTTTGATGTAGTCGCAGTGTTCAAACCGTGCCATAAGATCTTCGAATGTTTCGAAGATGAAACCTCCGGCGAAGGTTCCGTTCCAGCGTCCGCAAGTTCCAACGGCAAGATACTTTCCGTTGAAAATGGGGCGAAGTTCTGCACGAGCGGCATCTATGTTAAATTTATCGAGAAGGTAAATCTCATCCCAGATTTCGCTATCGGACGGATCGTAGTTATCTTCATTTTCGGCGAGGTGCTCTCTCGCCTCATCTTCGAGTTCGTCAAGGTTGTAGTTGTCGTAGAATACGTAGTTTTTAATCTTCATCCTACCCATCTCCCTTCCGTTGCGTCATAGGTTGCTCCGTTTCCGTCCTGATACGGATCGTCTGCGGAATACGTGAAAATCCAAAGCGTATGACCACGACGGTCTCGCTTCGTGGTTTTCTTTCCGTGCTCCATTGCATATTTCTCTCTGTAACCAGCTTCGGCGTATGCTTTATTTCTCATGTGATTTACCTCCTTAAATCTGAACCATCTTGTCAAACTTCCAATGCTTTGCCTTAAAGTTAGCTGCGGAAGGATAAAGTCTCGCACCGAGTTTCCTCGCGTAAGCAAGTCCCTCTGCTTTCTGGTGTAACAACTCATCCCAATCGACTGCGGAGATTGATTCTTCGTTGCATCTGCATCCGCTTCCGTTTCCCTGTGAAGGGATGTATTCGATGCAGAAATCGAACCCAAAGAAATCTCCGTTCTGGACGTACATCACTACGCCATCCGGGAAGATTATGAATCCGTAGTCATATGCGTCATCACTGGGAGTGATATAACACTCGCATCCGTTTTCCTTGGCGAGTTTCAGTATTTCTACAACTCCCATTCTCTTCTGAATCGCTCTCGTGTAATACGGATTGCAATCAGTGACAAACCACTCGTTGAACTGCTCGTCGGAAATTTCTGCTCTGCCTTCGAGGTACGGAATTGCTTCCATGGGTACGTTTCTCTTCATGTTAATTTCCCTCCTTGTTTTCACTGCTGGTCAATGACAAAATCAAACCTATCTACAATATCATCTTCTCCATCTCCCGGTGCATAGATGAATATTGTTAACACTACGTCTCCCTTTGAGACGCCTTCGACCGAGGCGTACGAAAGTTCAGTGAATCCTGTGGCATACGGATTCAGCAGCTTTCCGTTTCCCTCGTCGTCGAGACACACGCCGATTAGTTTCTCTATCAGAACTGAAGCCAATAATCGAAGTCTGAATAGATTTCTTTCTCTGTTTCAGACCAGTCTTCCTTGAATTTTTCATACAGATTGCGGAGTTCGCTTTCTGTGTAAAGTTCGTTTGTTTCTACGTTGAAATATAAATTCTTACTCATATTCTGTACTATTTCTGAAATAAAATCAGCAAACATACCATTTCCATTGAAACCGTGGTTAAGTCTAAGGCATGATTCTTCTGCCTCTTTTCTTGTTGCACAAACACCGTGTATGTACGGTCTTGTTTCTTTATCGTGAATCATCACAATAAAAACTTTATCCATTATAATTTCCTCCTGTCTTATCTTTGTTTTGATTCATACCAACATTTACGCCGACGAATTCCCTTCATCGGCGTAGTATGTAGCTACGAATTCTTCAAATTAATCACCTGCCTTCAATTAATTTCCATTATTATCGCATCTGGTTCTTAATGCCAGGCTGTGCAGCCAGAAGCTCCTCGATGTAGAGTACACGCTGGTCGTGTACGTTACGCTGCGTGTACTTTTCCGTTGCCTTCGCAAGAACGGTGATAGCATTGACCGTGTTCTTGCGGAGCAGATCAATCAGCGCCGACTTTACCTTGCTGTGGTTGTAGTTATGGAGTGCAAGGATCCTCCAGATCATGAGCAGCGTCGGAGCACAAAGCCCGGTTGCATTCTCATGCAGATGGGCGGCGATTGCGACATCGAGAGTTTCATCGAACAGTTTTCCGTTGTCGGCGGGTTTGTGGATCATCCACATGGCGGCGGCCTCGCAAGTAAGCACGCCGGTTTTGTAGGCTGTGTAGGTTTCACTTTCATCGCGAAGCCGGATCTCCGGATGCTTTGCGACGATGCGGATCAACGTCTCTGCGTCGGTCTCCGTTCCGTCGTAGGTGTTGGCGGTTGCGTATGCTACCTTCCTGGCGCTTTCCTTTGCCGCTTGGCGCTTGGTTCCGCGCTTTGTCTTCGGAGTCGCATTTGCCTTCGGCGCAGGTTCGTCCATGATTTCCGCCGGATTGATCAGGATCATGAACTTCTGGAAGATGTCTTCCATTCCGAGTTCCGTTGCCATAAATCTTCCAAAAGCTGCTTCGATCTGTTCTCTGTTCATCATGTTTCTTTTCTCCTTTTCTTAAAAAATGTGGTTTTGCTCAAGAAAGTAAATCTGGTTTCCGTGCTACGTCAAAGCGATGTCTTCGCATTGGAAGTTTTCGCTTTGTTGTAATGGTCAATAGTTACCTCTTATTCATCGGCTTCCACAACTTTGAGTCGTGGATTTCCCATTCCAATGCCCCCTTTCTGAAATAGATCATTTCTCCGTCCTTCTCCGCTTTTGCCTTGCGACGCTGGCGGAGAACTGCGATGGTCGCTGCCTTCTGCTTTGCCTTGTCGGTTGCATTTATGCGCTTCTCACGGTCGGTAGGTTTGCGAGTTCCTTTTTTCGGCTCGTTAGCCTCTCCCTCAAGGTCGCAAAAATCACAAGCCTTGAGTGTGACTCCATTGAGGATAAGATCCATTTCCATTTCTGCGTTACACATAAGCGTCTCCTTTCACTTCACTACTATAAAGTTATCAAATCCATCTGCCTTGCACGGCGGATTGTTTACAATTCCGTTATGCATTCTCTCCATAACATCTTCTGGGACAGGCTCAGACCTATCCCTTCTATTTCTGTTTCTTTCGCAGCACACCTCAAACGGTGTGTTAACGAAGTATCCATTCACCTTATCTGCGCCGAAGGAGCGGAATTCCTTGATGGTTTCCTTTCTGTACGGAGTTGTATTAGTGGCGTCATAAATGACGTCGTCTCCGTTCTGGATGGCGTCTTTGATCCTTTTCTCTACAATATCGAATACTTCTTTTGCGTTTCCTTGTACGGAGATATCCCCATACAGTTCCTTTCTGACTTCATCTGGGCAGATATAGACTCCAGACAGAGTCTTTGCAAAAGTGGATTTCCCTGAACCTGGGATTCCAATCATCATCGACACATTTGACATTTTTATCCCCTTTCCGTTTAATTAATATCCAAATGCAACCCAATGGATAATCATCCATACTGGGGTAAATATAATCACGGAAGCGAGTACGTACTCGATTAGAGTTTTAACTCGCTTCCTGAAAATAATTTGTTTTTGCCTTGGTGTCATACGTTACCTCTCACCTTGTATTTTGCTCGGATCATATCCGAGTTCCACGCGTCAAAAACGCGCGTGTCATTTCCGTTTGAGGCAACATAAACTCCGCCGGGTCTGACTTCCATGATTACACCATCTTCCCATGATGAACCACGGAAAATTGCTCTTACCTTGTCACCAACCTTAAATAACATAGATTTCCCTCCTTGATTTGCCTTATTTATAGATACAATAAAAGAAGCGAATACAAGATTCGCTTCTTCTCAGTAACTACAAATCTGTATTAGATTTCCCTATATGCATCGTCAAATATAAGGATAATCTTTATTTTGCAATCACTTGACCCAACAATTTCCATTGAGTCAAACGAATTGACAATTTCGGTAAAAGTATTGATTTCGCTTCCTTCGAAATCATCTTTTTCCAAATTGACAACTACCGTATGATAACTATATTTCGCTTCTGGTGGGTCATATATAAATGATCCACGGTCGCCAACAAAAAACTGCTTTGCCTTCTGAACCGCATTTACATACTTTTCGAGTCGAGATGTAGGTTCAGCATGTCTTAGTGTTCTCTCTTCATCAGTCAAGTCAATGGCTTGTTTGATGAAGTCAGTAGAAAACCTCATACTCTTTATATTGATATTATCACCTCCTTTCTGATGCGTATTTTTATATTACAATTACCATAGGCATTCCCCCTTTTACTTAGTATATCACATCATTTTTCCTTCTCTCCATATACGGAGAAATTCTCTGTTAGAGCGGATAACCCCGTCCTTGTCAACGTGTGCCGAATCCAGAGTGATTTCATCTGGAATTGAATCCATGTAGTCGTCGTCTGCGGTGTTAGCCTTTTCGACGTAGTGGTCGAAAAGTTTGTTTGCGTTCTCTTTGCCTATTACGACAAATGAGAAGTCCCACGATTCTTCGTAGGCTCCGCCATATGCGGAAACAATAAAGTATTCCATTTTCCTCCTTAGGGATATCAGCCGAGACAATTCTCGTTACCACCCCCACGACGTGGACGTTTCCCTAATTGGGGGCACTCGACCGCTACTAGACGGCTATTCGCGAACGCATCTATCTTAAAACCCAATCGCTGGGAGATAGACACTATAGCCGTTTTGTTCACGGTCTATATTTTCAGTTTCATTTTCTTTTGCTATTTTCCCTCCTTTCTTTGTGCTACACTCCTACACTGCGACCCAAGTCGCACCTTCCCACATGACCGTTATTTAGGGAGCTACCCTAAGCGCTCGGTCTCCTCGACTTTTCCTCGGAGTGTTGGGAATCTTTATCGGCGTTTGCGCTACACCGATTAGGTGATTGCCATACCTATTTCCGCAAGATTAGTAGGATCGCCACCACCATGCGTCCGTCCGTCCTTCCTCCCGTCGAAGTCAAGACGAATCAACGCTGAGGGTTCTTGCGTTGGTGGCTTAATGCCCATTTGCGTTTGCGTGTACCGTATTACTGTCTGCAGCCAGTTTTTAACGGTCGCTTGTTAAACGGATGCCACTCCGCTTGGGCATTATTAAACCGTGCGTTGGCTCACACGGTTTGCGTTATTGGGCGTTTCACCTCGCCACTCCGTTTATGCATATGCATTTAGACGTGGAGATAGCGCCTCGCCAGATTCAATGCTCTGACGTAACACCTCGGAATCTTTCCGAGTATAATCCACATGTTGCCCGACCTCGCGGTGCATGTGGGACTGTGACGGCCACATCATCACAGACATATCGCCCCTTCCGTGACAACACGTTCTCATACCCTGATAACCATATAGGCGGTCGTTCTAGGCGTATGCGTGTTGAACAACGTTTCTGACTTCCTGCTTCCCATGCAGGCCGGAGTTCGTAGTTCTAACATTGTGAACCATTCAACGCCCAGTCACTTTATCGTTCACTGGGAAGAACCTATTGCCGGGTTGATTTATAGAGCGGTGTCAGGCTAAACCGCTAATGCTCTGGGCTTGTGACCAGTAGTCGTACGACTAGCGCATTAAACGAGGCGGTTGCCCACCTCGTCCACTCTGAAACTATGGGTTACTTCGCTGCCGCAGCCTTCTCCTTCGCCTTCGCCCTTGCATCTTCAAGGCGCTCCTTCTGCTCCTCGACAGTCTCGGCTACTGGAGTCACATCGTCGGTCACATTCTCGATTGCATCGAGTTTTGCGACGATGGCTTCGTACTTCGGCTGAGTGTCCGCCTTCACCTTAGACCACTTCTTCAGTTTATCCTCAGCCTTCTTCTTCTGCTCCTTCAGACTCTCCACAACCGCCTTCTGCCGTCCAGTGATAGCCTCGACATTCTCAACACCTGCAGCCTTGAGGGCATCCTCAATCTGGGCGAGTACGTTCTGGGCATCCGTGATCTGAGCGTCAATAGACGCGACAACGGTCTTGCCCTCAGTGTACCCATTGATGACTTTCTGGGCGTTGTCAACCGCCTTGCAAGCCTTCTCATAGGTGTCGATAGTGTCTCTGTCATCATCCTTCAGAGTAGCATTGCCTGCAATACGCAGAGCAATTCTCGTCTCGATGATGCCACGGAATTTGTCCTTACCAGTATAGACGCCGACAGTGCCAATACCACGCACCTTTTTGGTGTCGATTTCAGTCGCCCACACACGGCAGTTGTGTACATCCGTCGGACGGATATACATGTTCGGAGTCAACACATCGTTTTCTCCACACTGCACGCAGAGCTTCCACCGAAGTGCCACTTCAGCCTCAGCCTCAGCCTCAGCCTCAGTTCCCAGAGCCTCGTAGAAGTCTTTCGACGCTTCATAGAGGTTCTCCACTGTCTGTAGCCACTCCTTGTACTCCTCTTCACGGACGCCTTCATCTTCGGCGTCTCTCAGACGGAGCGCCCTCTTGTTGCCGGTAATCGCCCTCTGGATAAGGGCCGGGCGAATTGCATTGATTGCATAAAGGGTGTGGGTTTCTGGGGTCTTCGCCTTTTCCTGAATAAGGATATCAGCAGTTTCTTTCTTCGACATAATCTTCCTCTCTTTCCGCCTTATAGGCTATGTCTGCCCACAACACTATGTTATGGGCACAATAAAGCCTACAAGACGGCAGACGGAAATTGTCGAGAGTCTTATTAATTGGTTAATAGTTACAAGTTTGTTGCTTTGTTGCTTTGTTTCGTTGCTAGTTTGTTTCGTTGTTGCTTTGTTGTTGTTTTGTTTCGTTGCACTCTTATATAAAGTTTGGGCAAAAAATCCGCCAAAAATATTGCACAAAAAAATCATTTTTACAGGTATGTTTTTTGTGCATTATTTCAATACATATGTTCTGAACGTATGTTCGAATACCATGGCATAAAAAAAAGAGTCTGGAATAATTCCAGACTCTGAAAAGGGACGTTGAACACGGTTTAATCATTTGAACATCGTTCCGATATCATTCACTGTAATGTCAGCGTCATCATAAGGAGTGACATTATCAGTATATCCATAAAATGCAGAATTGATGTTCAACGTACTTTCATAAAATCCCTTCAATGCTTTTTTGGTCTCATATTCGGCAACGAATGTTTCGACCATTGTTTTACTCTTTGGAATCGGTCTATATTCACGTTTCGGGATATCATACCTTTCTGCATATTTGGTTAACTCTGACTCGAATATATCGCCATACACAAATGCATTGTTTGTAACCTGATTTTTCATGTACCCGCCGAATGTTGCGCTGTATGACGGTTTCATAAATTTGAAGTCGTCACACTCTTTTGAGTACTCCGAATATGCGACTTTCAACAATGCGGAATACCTTTCAACGGACCTTTTCGGGATATCATACCTTTCTGATATTTCTTGATCTTTCATTCCTTCAAATCTGCCTGTAACAATTTGCAACATACCAGTTGCACGTTTTTTCCCGTATTTTTCCATAGTCCACATGAAAAACTTTTTCATGCTTTCTATGCACTCAATATCATACAGTCCACAAATACTGCTTAATTCCGTCATGTACCTATGGGAATTGACGGATAACTCTTTTTCGTTGTTATCATCATCATAGATAGTGATGTACTCACCTGAAGTTTTGCTTGCCTGATTCGCATTACTTGAATACGATTTCAGGACATTATAAACGATTTTGAAACATCCAATATAGGCGTCATTTTCTTCAAACGTAGGAGAACAAAAGCGTATATGTGAATTCTGAATATACACGGTTTGATCATTAACGCATTGCATCAAGTATAAAAACATTTCCTGACAGATATCTTCAAAAATAGGTGCCTTGAAGTTGGAATTCATAATATTAAGGCACGGCACCATTGATGCATTATCGTTCGGACGTGATGCAATTTTCCGAATGATAGAACGTGATAGACCTACATGCAGATTATGCTTTGTTATGAACGGGATAACATTTTTACCAGTGATATATACGCCTTCTTCTTTCAAAACGATCGAGTTGACGTATTCCCAAATACGATTTACAAGTGTCTGTTTTCTGCCTGATTTGGAAAGGCAGAACATTGAACAAAAATCAATGAGTGTTGCCATAGTGTAATACGATAGCACGTCATATCCATCTGCAATGATCATCAACAAAGTTTCTAACATAATTTTTCCTTCCTTTCTGAACACAAACAGGTGTTCTATAAAGAGATATAAAGGTTCCCAAACCCATTATATAAAAATACAAATTAAAAGCCGCCAAATTTTGAAGAAAATAACTATTTTCTTGAATAAAAAGGGGGTATTTTTGGCAGAAAAACCCTGGATTTCCGCCCCTGGTTCAAAGCAGTCCCACCAACACACTGCCCTCAATTTTTCACTTCCCTCTCCATCCAGTCCCACGCTTCCCCAAACCTAAAATTCGCCCCACATCCTCACATCGAAAAAATTATCGATTCCAGCTATTCCACACCAGATCATGATCCCACCCAAAAATCGCCCCAAAACAGTTTTCCACAACCTCTCCACAATAATTTCAATCAATACATTCCAACCTCAAATCACATCTCCAAAAAAGTTATCCACAACCGCAAAATTCATCCTCATCTCGCCAAATAAATCCGCCCACTCAAGCGATGAAAAATGGCGATACCGCCCAAAAGTTATCCACATAGTTATCCACAACCACGACATAGTTATCCACATTTTCTCCAAAGTTATCCACATGTATGCTCCCCGGGGTATAAAAAATGCACCCAGGGACATCGCCCCAGATGCACTACCCGCCCCTATAAAATTCGCCCACATACATCTCCACGCACAAAACTCCCGGTTAGCAGTAATGACCAAACACCTATTTCCCCCTGTAGCTACCGAAAAAAATAGAAGCAGCCATTATGCTGGCACTTCGCTGATAGATCTCCGCACGAAGATGGTTTTGTATAAACTAATTATTTATATATGAGTGTAACGAATATATAAATAATTAGTTTTAATATTATATATACATGTATTAGTTATATCTAGAATTATAGATATATCTATTGTATTATATAATATATATATCTAAATT